CCGTTTCCGTGGACAGCGTGGCCTGCGTCAACGCATTCGCCGTTTCCGTGGACAGCGTGGCCTGCGTCAACGCCTTGGACGTTTCCGTGGCCAGCGTGGCCTCCGTCAACGCCTTGGACGTTTCCGTGGCCAGCGTGGCCTCCGTCAACGCCTTGGACGTTTCCGTGGACAGCGTGGCCTGCGTCAACGCCTTGGACGTTTCCGTTGCGATTCCCGTGACGACCTCCACCGCCTTGCTTTCCGCCGTCACGTCCACCACGACCTCGTAGGACGCACCGGGCACGTCTCCCGTCGGCTCGATCGGGCACATGAAGCGGACGGGATTCTTCGGCCTGCATTCCTCTGGAAGAACCCACATTCTGCCATCTGCTCCCGCCGTGCAGTCCCCGAGGAACTGCACGGTGTTCATGGAAGTGAGCATGAAGACGTTCGAGGTGGAAGACGACCCTGCCAGCTGCGCCACGTGGCTTCCGTTGAAAAGCGTGAAGAAATTGGGGTTTCCTCTGTCTGGAACTTCCGCCATGGCCATTACACGCTTCTAACAGCCTCGAGAAACTTCTCTTCCGGTGCGTTCATCATTGAAGTCAGTTCCTCCACCCCCATGTCTCCGAAGTCCTTAAAATAGACAGGAATGGCAAGTACGTCTATTTTGACTTCTTCATCAGTCCACGGTGTGGACATGGAAGAGAAGCTACACGAACCATCGGGTTCCAGCCACATGTCAGCAATGTTTATGCGTTCTATGTCGTTCTGCCCAACACGCGAGCATGTCGTGATGCCTATGAACATCACCTTCACGGTCGAAGGCGGTTTCTTGAACGGTATGCTGCCCGCTTTCAACGTCACGCGCTGCCCGCTTACGCCGGTCTGCGTGGTCACCTGTATGCGCCCGTATACCTTGCCGTATGTCCCATCCTGATTGAGGGCGTAACTGATCAATGAATTCCCAATAGTCATCCCACTGGATGGCGTCATCAGCGTCTGTGTTACCTGCCCGAACTTCACCAGTTCGAACCGGCTTTCCAACGAATTTGCCTTTGAAAGCGCCTGATTTGCGTCTGTCTGGGCGTTCGATGCTGCGGATGACGCGGCTGCTGCATCTTGCGTGGCGCTTTCAGCTACGGAAATCGCCTTGTTGGCCGTAACACTTGCATTCTCCGCCATTTTCTGGACGGCAGCGATCTGTGCCGTCTGTTCCGTTATTTTGTTGTTGTTGGACGCAACGCCCGTGTCGATCTTGGACATTGCGCCGTTGAAGTCCCCAAGCCATGTTGGCTTGTCCGTCGCAGCGAATTGCGGCAGCTGCAAGAACGGCGTTGTGTTGGTAGCACTCATGTCGACACTCTCCTTAGTTTCCATCCTGCACAGGCAGGTCGCTGTTGCCGTTCAGAAGAACGGCGTTGTACAGATCGTCGGTGTATGCCGTGGCATCGTATCCGTCGATTTCCTGCGCGGTCTTCTCGAACGAATCCATCTTGCCGGCATTGTAGGCATAATACCTCAAGAAGTCGTATTGTCTGTCCAGTTCCTCCTGCAAAGGGCATATTCCGCCCCCTGTCTGGGACTGCACCAACACCTTTCCCACGGTCGCATTCACTATCAGCGATTCGAGGTACTTTTCCAGGATATCGTTCTGACCGTCCGAATAGTCCTTGGCTCCCTGCACTTCCTTGTCAACGTACACGTACAACGCCGACAGTTCCTTCTCTATGTCCTTTATGACCTGCTGAATCTGCTCGATGGTGGCGCTGTCGCCAACCACGCCTATGAGTTCGTTCAGCTTGTCGACGACCTTCGCCAGGACTTCGTAGTACGAAAGCTCGTCCGTGTACACCGCAGGAAGCACCCTTTGCGTGAAGAACCTCAACGGCGCTATTCTCACGTTCTTAGTCATCCTACCTCCTTTCACCATACCGTCATGAAGCATTGTGCCAGTTCACGGTCATGCACCACGTCGTTGTCGATGTTTAGGAACGTCTCGCGGTACAGCTTCAGAAGTTCGGACTGCGGGCGGGAATATCCCGTCTCGTCCCTCTGAACCATGTTGTCGTAGCTTCCCGTGCTTTCGTTGGACGCCTTGCCGCTGGCCGTTTCCGTGTCGAAGGTCGCGTTCGTGGCGTATTCCAGGCTCTTCACCTGCTCCGGTATCATCTGGCTTGCCGGCGTGTCCTGGTAGACGTTCTGAGTGTCGGTGGACGATTCCGTGGTTCCCGAGCCCATGTTCTCGGCCGTCCCCCACGCATGTTCTACGTGGGACAGGTTGCGGTCGCCCAAAGGCTCCATTCCAAGCGCAAGCAATTCGGATTCGTACAGCTGATTGTAATACGGCATGATCAGATGCATGGCGTCTCTCACGAACATGCGCCATCTCGCAACCGTCTCGGCACCTATCTCGCGAGTGTAGTAGTGCCGTATGATCTTGTCGTTCAGAACCTTTCTATGGGCTTCTTCGAATATCGGATAGTCTGCAAGCCCCACTTCCGAATACACGCGCTCCCACATGGATTCCTCGTGCGGAGCGCCGATGTCGTCAAGGGCCTGTTCCACCACCCATCTAAGCTGTGTCGTGTGCCTGCTCATCTTCCACCCTTCAATGCCGCCTTGAGCGCCTGCCAGAGATTGCCTCCACCATACCCTGTGCTCCCTCCCTTGTCAACCGTCCCGCTCTCCATTCCTGCGACGGGCACCGCACCTTCCTTGTCCGTCCTGATGTACATGCCGCTTCGGAAGTCAACGTCGATGTCCAGCCCGAACATCTCGTTCACTTCCTTGCAGAACTGTTTCCTGCTGTTCAGGCGCGTGAACCTCTGGGCCTCCACGTCACCCATGTTTCCCATCACCTCGGGGGACACCATGCGTTCCTTCTTGTCCGTGTTCGTGTTCTCGATGCCCAGGTACGTCAGCGCCTCGTTCCAGATCTGGTGCTTGACAACCTGTATCTTGTCGGCCACGTAGGGCGAAACGGTGTTCAGCACCTCCACCCCGGTCAAGTCCAAGTCCTTGTCGGCCCAGCATACAGGCATGAACCCGTCCACCTGCGCGAAAAGGTTCAGCAAGGAGAGGCGCTGCTTCTCGGTGCATTTCACGATGCGCGGCGTCTTCTGCTGGGCTATGTTGGTGTACACGCTGCGCTCGCACTGCCAAAGCATCTTGGCATACAGGTCGAGTTGAAGGAAGGTCGGCGTGCCTATGTTGTCGTTGAAGCAGATCACCGAATTGGTTATGTCGAACCTCATCGTGGCATGGTTGGGGTCTACCGTGTACGCCCAACGCTCCTTGGGAATGTTGTAGATGTCAAAGGGGCCCGCCATCACCATTCGCAGCATGGCATAGCCCTCCGGCGAGCGCTGTTCGGGGTCTTCCTTGATGGCCTCGTCGTACACGAACAGGCACATGCCGTTCGCCAAAAGCCACCTCTCCACCATCCTCTCGTTTACGCCCTTCGGGAGGTTCTTCCATTCGAAGACGGAAACGGCCAGGTCGTAAAGACGCCACATGTAGGACAGGTACGTCTCGTCGTTGAGCCAGTCGTTCTCACGCTGGACGGCGTTTCCAGCGACTTTCTTCGGCACCCTGCCGTCGGGAAGCCTGAATCCCTCGTACATTCCAGGGGTAAGCATTGCATGTCCTCCATCAGACTATCGAATTGTCAAGCGCGTAGTTGCCCACGTCGTTCACGTGCCAGAAGGTGATGCCTCGGTCGAACAGGCGGTTTATCTGCGCCAGCGTTCCGGCTGGAACCTTGCCGACAACGGAAGACCCGTTCGTCTTCACGTAGTTCCAAGACCTGCGGCCCACGACGTTGGGAACCTTTATTTCGCCAACGCTGTAGCCGTACATGGAAAAGTAGTCGTCTATGACCCTTGCTATCTCGGCGCGCGGCCTGTACACCCGAAACCAAGTCTGGTACATTCCCGAGTTCAAGGACTGCGCGGATGACGATATGGTTCCCTTGAGGGTGTTCGGCGACAACGAAGCCTGTGCCAGACCTGCCTTGGCGTTCCTGTACTGGTTCTCCCATGCGGTTTCCGAATTCGCCAGGGCATTGGCCGAACTCGCCACGCCGCCTATGGCAGAACTCACGGCCCCGACGCCCGCACCGAGGGCAGCACCCCATCCGCCTCCTACGAGCGCTCCGCTCATTGCCCCGCCTATGGCTCCCTGGGCTATCGAGGCCATCACCGAATTGGCGTTCGTCTCCAAGTTCGTGGAAAACGAGTTCCGGCTGTTCGCAATGGATGCGCTCAGCTTCTCCCCGTAACCGCCGGAGTACATGTTGGCGAACGTCTGGTAAACCCATGTGACGGTAGGCCATGACGGGAGGGATATGCTCAGATCCTGTCCCTCTCCGCCCATCCCGTTATAGTCCATCGGATACAGGAACGGCGACGTGTCCGGTTCCCATGCCGACACCTCGCTGAAATTCAGGGTGGCGACAGAACCCCTTCCAAGCCCCTTCACGGAGGAAAAGTATTCCAGCGTATACTCCTGTTGCGAAATCGAGGTGGTTGCCACCAGCTTGGAGAACGGGTAGGTGAAAAGCTTGTTGTTCTTGGGAACGTACCCGTCGCAGTCGTCGAACGGCACCGTGAACGAGTGTTCCCGGACGGCAGCCGTGGAATCGGCCCTGTTCTTGAGCCAGAACCCGAACCCGTCGCCCTTGTCGTACAGGCGGAACACCCCTCCCCATGAAACCATCCAGAACGGAACCATCCACGCATCGGCCACGGCGTCCTGCTGCCCGTTGTTCGATAGCGCCTGCATGAACGATTGGAAGTCAACCAGCGCGTCATGTCCTGACATGTTCGCGAACACGGAACGGGAAGACCCGGAATTGAGCAACCCGTACAAATCTCCCTTGTTGTTCACGTATCCGCTGGAAGTCGGTTCCACCACGCATGAAACCACGGTGACCCAGCTACCCTCATCCAGTATGTCCAGGCTCTGCTGCTTGAGCATTCCCGGGTTTATGCCCTCGTCCCTCAGATTCCTTCCTATGGAATCGTCGTTCACATGCTCCCTTTCCACCATGCACGCTTTCACGGTGCAGTCCGGAAACCACGTCTGCATGATGTCAAGGGAAAGGTGCAGCCTTGACGAGTTGGGATTGACGTATTCCACGTCCGTTATGAAGGAGTAGAACCACCTGTCACCGTAGTTCTCGTTCTTGAACATGCAGTAATTGTACCCGTACAAGGTCTCGGCATTGAACGGCACCACTATGGAATCGTCGACTCGCTGGTATGTGTAGTCCTCTCTCCTTAGCGACATGGGGCAGAGGGCGGCGAAATACTGCTGTTGGGCTTCCCTGTCGGAGAAGTGCCTCACATGCCTGTACGACGGGTCGAAGGGAACCGTCCCTATGTACAGGTTGGTAGATGGTTGGAAAGGCATCTTCGCGTCCTCCTGCCACGAGGGTGGCCCTTGCCCTCGCCTATTGCCTATTCGGATACGGTGATCGTCGCGGAAGCCGACTTCTTGGCGTCCGCAATGCTCGTTGCAGTCACGGTAAGCGTCGTGGCCGTCTCGTCCTTGGCGACGTGAACCTTGCCGGCGTCGGAGACGTAGGAGCCGGAAGAGGCGTTTCCTGCAAGCGCCCATTGCACGCCCTTGTTGATCACGCCGGTTCCCGTCACGGTCGCCTCGATGGCCAGGTCTGCTCCCCTGGGAAGGGTGGCAGCCGTGGGCGAGACGGCGACGGCGGTGATGGACGAAGCCACGTCGGAAAACGCGACGGCCTGGCTGAACGGGCTGATGGAGAACGTCTTCCACACATGGTAGTTGTAGTTCCAGTACAGGCCCTTGCCATTGTAGTTCTCCGTCATCTTCTCGAAGTTGTCCCAAACCTGCCAGAAGTCGCGGGAAGTGGTGATTGCCGGGACGCCTTGAAGAACCGTCACCTCGTCTTCCGTCCAGGGGGCAAACGACGGGTCGGTGACGCCGTTCTCGTCGGTGAACAGGTCTTGCAAGCGCTGCCAATCCATGTCCACGAAGGAATCCACGGCAACCACGCGCCCGATGAACTGCGCGTAATCCAGATTGTACGCCCTTGCCAGGACGTTCAAGTCCATAACGGCCTCGAACGATGCGGTGACGATGATGTACTGGTCTTCGATGTTCGTGTGCGTGGTCACGCCGGACATGGTGTACTTGTTGCTCTGGAACTCCAAGAGCCGCGCCGTCTGGCGGAAAACCGTGGCCACGTCAACGGCGTTCTCCTTGGTGGCGCTGGGAATGGGCACCGACTGGACGTACCCGTTGAGAATGGCACGCGCCAGCATGTACTTCATGACCAGGTACTCGTCGGTCTGGGCCGAGGTGTACACGCTTTCCACAATTGCCGCTATCAGGTCTGAGATTCCCTGCCAGGACAGGAACGCCTGACGAAGCTGGTCGTCGGTGATGGTGATGGGGTAGTACTTCTGGAAGTTCATCGTGTGGAACGCCGCGCGCACGTCCGGGATGGTGCGCTTGAACACGTCCTGTTCGGCCTTGGAAGGGCTGAACTGGTACGGACGCGCCAGGTTCACGAAGATCTCTTCCACCGTCTCGCCGAACTCGAGCCGGCCCTTCTTGAACGCCGACCACGGATTGGTGTACATCTTGGACGAGATGATGACGAACCCGATACGGTTGACGAGCGCGTCCAGGTACGCGTTCGCGGCAGGCGTGTAGTTGAGGATGTAGTCCCCGATCTTGTGGATTGTCTCGGTGGTTCCCGAAATGCTGATGGTCCCGTCCCCGGCCTTCTCGATCACTCCGCGTGCAAGAAGCGGTTGTGCCAGTTCCGGGGTTTCCTCCATCAGCGCGGTGGTCACCGCCACCGGGTCGATCTTCGTTTTCGCCGGCACGGTGCTTGTCTTGGTAGGCATGTGTCCTCCTTTAGTTGATTCTGTCGTCCCACAGCGCCGCGAAGCCTCGCGGGCGGGATTCCTTCCGAACGTCCGCCGCGTGGCGGTCGATGACGTCCTGGCGGTCGGTGATTCCCTCGCCGGAATCGAAGAACCTGTCCGCGTAGCGCTCCTTCCAGGAATCGCGGTCGGCAATCGCGTCGTCGCGCTCCGCCGCAAGACGGTCGCGCTCGGCCTCGAGGCCCGCATATGCGTCCCTGTTGTCCCACCTTTCGTCCAAATCCGCGGCGTCGCGGTCTATCTCGGCGGCCATTTCGAGGCGGCGTTCCTCGTCCGGCTCCATAGCCAGTTCGCGCAACGACGGTTCGTACCTGCTCGCCATCTGCATCCTCCTATTCGTGAATCGTGAAAACGTCCTCTACCAGTATTGTACCACCTTTCACGTCCTTGGGGCGCAACTTCCCCGCAAACTGTGTGCCGAACGCGAAATTCTCCATCGTGACCCCTGAATGGCAACGCGACGGCATCCCGGCGCAATGCACGACTAGTTCCCCGCCTTCCTCGAAGCAGTAGGACTTGGCGCGCAGCGCCTTGAACCTGTCGAACCGGTGTTCCAAAGCCCATTTTCCAAGTTCCACGTCGTCCACTTCCATGCCCTCTGGCATTTCGGAGCCCAGGAAGTAGTTGGAATCCGTGTCCGAGTAGAGCCATCGATGCCTGTTCGCCTGCGCCGCACGCACGGTGAACGCGCGTGCATACGCGGTTATGAGATCGGAAGAGGGAAGGTAGACGGCCTCTTTTCGTTCCTCGTCCAGCAGCGCGTACTTCACCACCCCTTCGTCCAGATACGGCATGCGGGACTGCTTGACCGGATTGGTCGCCATCTTTCCGTAAAGGGAGTTCAGTTGAAGCTTCGCAATGGTTCGCATTCCAGGGTTTCCCTCTACCGTCGCCCTCTGCTTGACCTCCGTCCACTCCCTCACGTAATCCTTGAAAAGCAGCGTGGAACCCTTGAACCTGTAGCCCCTCACGTAGCGCACGTCATGAACGTCGTACTGCTCGAAAAGCATTTCCAAGTCCACCGACGTGAGGCACAGGGGCTGCAGCCCGCCCGAATCCCTTATGTACTCCGTCTCTCCGAAAAGCCTGTTCCCCTTGAGTTGCATGCAGGGGATGTGACCTTCCTTCACCGTGAAGTCGGCTTCCAGAAACTGTATGTAAAGCGGCATTTCTGGGTCTTCTACGTAAGAACCCTCATAGGCTTCAGGCTCCCCATACGGAAGCACTTCGCCATGCACCGAAGCCATCACGGAAGGATACAGCGAGTTCACGTCGAAAGACAGGCCTGGGCCGACGATCTTTCCCGCGAACTCTGGATTCGCCATCACGAACCCTCCCTTGTAGCACCCTCCCTTCCTCAGATCGAGGTCGTAGTCGGGCTCGGGGTACCAGTCCCGGAACCGCTTCTTCCCACCTATCGACTTCACGTAATGGTGGAACGCGTTCGACCCTGCGGTTATGCGCTTCATGTCCCTTTCGTACATTTCCTGCAAGGCCAAAGCCACTATCTTCACGTCGTTGGCTATGTACGCCCTTTCCTTGTCGGTCAGGACGTGTCCCGGTTCCCGGGCTTCCAGATAGTCTATGTCCAATTTCTCGATTGACAGGCCGAACGCCTTTGGAATGGATGCGACCGGAAGGGGTATCACCTTGAGAGAATCCAGGAACTCCACTGCAGCTACGGGGGTGAAGTAAAGCTTTATGCTGTAGAACTGGCCCATGTCGCTTATAAGGGTCGTGAACGTCTTGTGTCTGGCATCGTCCTTTCCCGCAACCCACGTCCACCCGTTGGACAGAAGGTGGTGCAGCACGAACTTTCCGTCGAACTTGAGGTTATGGAAATACACCCTCGAGCCCTCCACCGCCCTGCACCACGAAACGAACGATTCGATGTCGTTTCCGAAACTCACGTTCTCGGCGTCTCCGACCTCGCTTGCAGCCCATGCCCATACCCTGCAGTCGTCCGGATCTGCCGTGGTTTCGAAGTCAGCCGCATACGTCGGCACATTGCAAACCTCGCTTCCATCCCATAATCCACCGTCCCAAGTCAAGGCCCATATGTCTTTGTACTCCATCACACGGCCCCAATGTTCATCCAGTGACCCAGTATTTTCTTCATCTTTGCTTCCCTTTCCTCCGGCCCGTAGATGTACGAGATGCTTGGGGAATCCTCGATGGCCTTGACGAGGGCCTTCCAATCGTCCTTCGCCATCGCCAGTATGGTTTCCTGGATACGTTCGATATCGGCATCATGCTCGGGAAAGCCTCCGAAAACGCTCCACAGGGCTTTCATGTAATTGGTATAGTAACGTCTAACCTGTTCCTCGTTGCTCATGTTGAGTAGACGCGATTGCGTCTCTATGAAACGCCTTATCGCCCCGGCTCCCAACGTTGACACCGGGCGTGTGTCCCTGGAAAGGGCAGCCTGCTTCAGATTTCCGGCACCCGCCGTTGGCTGAACAACTCCCTCGGCCTTGGCCCTCATGCTCTTTTTCCTCTCCCGCACGCTTTTCAGCACGGCGTATTCGTGCCTCTCGTAACAGGTGACGATGGAGCCGTCCTTCTGCTGCACCGGCTCCAAGGCCGAGGGCCTCGTCACCCTTGTCAACCTGTTGACAGTGTTCTTCAACGCACGTGCGGTGGTGATGGACGACTTAAGTTCCTTGTACGAGACTTCCTGCGGAAGGTAGATGTGCGCAAGAGGGTTGGCTTTCGCAGCCCTGCGAAGGGCGTTGTTGTACCTGCGCACAGCAGAGTTCAGCTTCCTTAATTGATTTTCATTCCATGAAATTCTATACTCTCGGGACATTCGTACGCAACCCCCGTCGATTCGTTGATTATCAGGAATCCCCGCGTCTCTATCTTCCTGTACAGGCTGAAGTCGGCAAGCAGTTCCATGTCCATATCGAACTTGAAACGCCTCGTCATGGAATCGTTCAGCCACTCCCTGTTAGCTTCCAACTCTCTTCTGAACTTGACAAGATGCGCAGGGCTTGAAAAGAAGAACTTGTAAAATCCCACGAAACAGAAATACGGGGAATTTTTCAGGTCATAGCATATCCCGTTCTTGGTGAGTACCATTCCGCACCTCCTTTCAATATGGAAAAGCCCTGTGCTTGGAAACCACGGGAACCATGCAGGAGTTAAGGTAGTAGACCAGGCCGCCCGCACGCACGTTCCCATAAGCTTCCAACAAGGGAAGAACCTCGTCAATGTCGTCTCGCCTTACCGGATATTTCGTGTCCTTGGTGAACATGTACTCGAACGTTCCCGTATCGGGATGCGCGACGAAAACGCTCACCCCTTGCGGAACCGCCCCGTCCCAAAAGGACACGTTGACGTTCAGGACACGAAACATGGAACGGTAAAGAAACTCGCTCAGCAAGTCCTTGTCGGCCATCGACAGCATGTTTACTTTGTACATCGGCGCACCTTACAACTGGAGCCGCCGAAAGTAGCGGCTCCTAGTCTGCTTGATATGCGGGTAAGCCCTAGAACTGGACGGAAAGCGTAAGCATAGAGCCGTTCGCTACCTTCTCCTGCTTGACAACCACAGGAATGGGCTGCTCCCAAGTAGGTTCGCCGAAAGTGGCAATCAACTTCTTCAAAGCGGAGAACATACCGACGGAAACGCACTCATAGGCTTCGCCCTTATCGTCAATGAGGACGATTCGCGGCGCCTTGTCACATTCGCCAGTCTCCTTGTTGACCAATTCAAGGGTTTCGGCGTACACGTCGCGCAGCATGATTTTCTTGTTGATGTAGTCCGCGATTTTATGCTGCGGGTTGTTGGCGGCGTTGAACACAAGCGCCTTGTCCTTCATCGACTCCGCTTTTACGGAACAGAAAGCAACAAGGTTGCCGCCTTCCAACTCGCGCACGTCGTATTCGCGCATATCGCTGGTAACGTCTGCGGTGGAGATTGCAACGATTTCGTTAGACATGATGAAAAACACCTTTCTTTTCTGGTTACTGAACGTCAGCGGTCGGGACTTCGGGTGCAATGCCCTCGCATTTGATGATGATAGCAAGACCCTTCGGCATAGCCTGACCCTCGTTCATTCTAGATCTCCTTTTCCTCGATCACGACGCTTTCGGCCAAGAACTTGTCAATAGGCATGGCATACTTCATTCTCTTTACCGGCTTCCAGACCACCGTGCAGCCACGGGGGACGGCCGTTCCCGTGGCCTCCATCAGGGCCGCACGGGCCTCCCCCTTGTTCATATGTGTGGCGGAGACGGTGCATTTCGCGATGTCGCTCAATCCCACCTCTCCGTCGGATTCGCACACCGAATACGCAGTGACCTCGTATTCGGTCATGGTTCGGGTAACGTTTTGCATTTTCATTGATCCTTTCTATTGGGTACGTCCTACGGTTAACACTTTAACATAAATGAGAATATGGATGTTCGGAAAATTCAACTTTTCATAAAATCTTCACCGAACCGATGAACATGGCCGTGAATTATCCTTAAATCGCACACAAGACTATGACAACTGCACCCATCAACATTCCCAGAAACCTGATCAAAGATTTGAGAGGTTTAGGCATGTAAAGCCATGCCTCCTCAATAGTCAGTTCGCGTACTCTCATCAGTTCGCCTAACAACGGAACATATTGGGGTCGCATTCGCTGTGAACGACGGTGCAATAGTAAAACCAATCAAAACGTCCACAATCATCTATACCCGGACATTTGTAATCCCGCTTATCAAGTTCGCATCCGTCTACCACCTTTACAATAGTGTCTACGTCTATAATATCCAAAGGCACAATAACACATCCGCCGGCACACACGCCGTATTCGCATTCGGTGTATTGAGTAGCAGCACCTCCACGGCCGAAGAAAAAGTATTCGCCGTTTCGTTTCCGGTAAACACTTTCAGCATAATGGCCCACTCCCTGTGTCTCTGTTTCTTTAAAAGCCACAAGCTTAGCCGTATCGGTATTGTATTTCCGTCCGAAAATTCGCTTTTCCATGACCGATTCCTTTCTAAAATTCATACAAACTCGCTGTAAACCTCGTTACGAGTGGCGAACATCGTAAATGTAGACCTTATGCGATTCCGAAGCCGCTCACACTCAAGGATGCGTGCCGCGCCGCAATCTTGCGCATTTCGCGCGCGTTGCAGTCCCAAACGAAACTACAATAATCTTGGATGACGCGTGAACGTGCTTCCACGTGGTGACGCTGTGATCATGTTGCGGAGTTTCATTGTTAGCCCTTTCATCGATAACCTTACCTTGTAT